CCGTGATGTTCTCGACGGGGATGCTGGTCACCGAGAACTGCACGGTGATCTGCGCCGGGTTCTCCACGTCGCGGGACTTCGGCTGGCCGGTGACCTTCACGGGGAAGACGTCGTACTTCAGGCCCGCGGTGTCACCCTCGGGGAAGATGCAGATGAACCCGGCCGTGTCGCGCGGCAGCAGCGTCCGCACGTCGCTGGACGTCGACGACATGTACAGCGTGATGCTGGAGTCGTCGGCCGTGATCCGGCCCGGGATCTTCGACACGAACCGGCTGCCGAGGTCCGGGGTGTCCTGCTGGTCGGAGGATGTGGCGAAGCCGGAGACCGCGGCGATCTCCGCCGTCAGGTCCGACCCGGCGTTCAACTCGGAACGCGTCGGCGAGTTCTTGTTCGCGATGGTCGCGACCCAGTAGTAGCGGGTCGTGCCCGGCGGGATGTAGCGGGACGTAGCACTGATCGGCGTGGCGACCATGGTCAGCTCTCCTCATCCTTCTTGGGGGTGGCCTTGGTGCGCGACCGCGCCGGCCTCTCGGTGGGTTCCTCCGGCTCCGACTGCTCCGGCTCGTCTGCGGGCTCGGCGGCCTCGTCCGACCCCGGCTCTGCGGCAGCTGCTTCCGAGCGCTCCGCGGCGAGAGCTTCCTCGACCGCAGCAGCCGCTCGGGCGGCCCGCTCGTCGAGCTCCGCCTGCGGTACGAGCTGCCAGCCCGCCGACGTGTAGTGCGGCATGGCGTCGCGCGGGACCTCGATCTCCTGGTGGTCCGGCAGCGTCGGGTGCCGCATGACGATGACGTCGGTCACGGGACCCTCACCACCGCGACAGTCACCGACGAGGTGGCCGAGTAGGTGACCGTCGCCAGACCCGTCGTCGGGTCCGCGTACAGAGCAGAGGGCAGCGGAATGAGACCCAGCCCGCTCGTCAGCGCAATGGACGGCGACGTGCTGTCCGCGATGGCGAGCCGGCCGTCGACCACCCCGGGCGTGGCGATCGTGACGGTGATACCGGCGCCGGAAGCGTTCTTCACCAGGAGGAACGTGCTGGATCCGCATGCGGCCGTGTCGCCATTGGTGGCTGCAACGAGCGAAGTTGAGATGTCGACGCCCACATTCGGGACGACTTGGGTGACGAGCGCGGTCATCCGCTTCTCCTTGTTGATTGCGTTGACCCGGATACCGGGGAAATGGGACGATCCGCGCCTACAGCGCACAGGGGGACGATCATGGATTCGAACGACGAACAGGCCCAGCAGAAGCCCTCATCGGTAGGCAAGGCGTGGGCGTGGCTACTGGTCTTCACCAGCGGGATGACGCTGATCGGATTCACCGTCTGGGACTCGCTCAGCGCGGCCCCGAGCTGGTTCCACGCTCTGTTCGGATTCCAGACGCTGTGGGCCATCGTCGGCGTGAGCAACGCCTACAAGCGGCGCTCTGTGAACGCGCCGGGTCAGGCTCCGCTGTAGGCGTCGCAGGACACCTCGAAGACGACGACGGCCTGCGCACCCTGCGCCGTCTGCCCCATCGTCAGGGCGTGTGATGCGATCACGGCCCGCATGACGCTGCCGCCGAGACGCCGGTCTGCGGCGAGAGCCGCACCAGCCTCGGCGAGCAGCTCATACGCGCGACGCCGGGCGCCGGAAACGCCGTCCCCGCCGACCAGGACGGCCGTGGCGCAGCGGATGGTGAACTGCTCACGGTCAACGACCCCGCCCAGTCCCTCGGTCATCAGCGTGGACTCGGCGTCGGTCTCGTTCTCACCGCCCGTGTAGCCGACTGACACGATCTCCTGCAAGGAGGCCTGAGACGTGGACGGCCCGTCCCGCACGGTGACGCCGGACAGTTCGGGCCAGTCCGTAAGCGCGGCCACGAGAGCGTCCATCGCGGCCGGGAGTTTCGACGTCCACGCCATCACGCCACCCCCGGCAGCTGCGTATCCAGGAGTTCCAGGGCACGTCGAGGGATCGCGAAGCCGCGGCCCGCCATGTACGGCTCGTTGTCACCGCCGAGTTGCACGCCCATGGTGCCGCGCTGCGTCTCCCACAGATGCTGAATGATGATCTTCGCGGCGAGGCGGTAGTCGTCCGGGACGACGACCATCCCGACTTGGTAGGTGACGTCGACGCTGCCAGTGAGGGCAGGGCCGGAGACGACCGTGATGCAGCCGGTCTCCACGTCAGGCTGGAGATCGGCGACGTTCCACGTCGTAGCACCGTCAGCCGACACCACAGACGTCAACGACAGCACCGGCACGTTCCGCAGCAGCAGCTGCGTCACCGCCCCGGCGAGGTCGAACCGATCCACCATCGTGCGCCGAACGACCTTCCGGCCGAGCGCACGCTCCACTGCCCGGGTCGCCGCAGCCACGAAGCCGCGCAGCTCGTCGTCGTCGCTGGTCTCATTCGTCCGCATGTTGAGGTGGGCGCGCGCCTCATCGAGGGAGACGATGCTGTCTGGCGCCGCCAGCTGTACGTCGAAGACGTCCGCATACGCGGTCGTCGGCCCGCTGGTGACGAGCCGCCATACATGCCGGCCCGCCTGGGCGGTCACGTAGTCGACGCGCACCTGCCCGGTGACCGTCGGCACCGGGACGCCAGGGCTGACGGTGGTCCCGTCCGGCAGGATGATCGTGAGGTCGGCGGAGGACGGATTTGTGGGAGTGCCCGACGCGTCGACGACGTCGACCGCCACCTGGTATACGGCTCCGAGGTCGATCACTGGACTCCTCCCCTCGCTGTCGGTACGGCCGGCTCTGCGCGCCGCGCCCGAGGCCCGCTCGGCTCTCCGCGACGGGCCCCCGGTTGGGCTCCTACTCCTCGCTGCGCACTGCCACGGACGATCGCGCCGGCGACCTGCCCGGAGGCGTGGAGGCCCACGGCGACAGCCAGGCTGGCGCCGGATGCGGTTCCGATCGCTCCGGCAGCCACTAGGGCGGCCGTGCCGGTGAGTGATGCGTCGAGGCGGCGGCCGACCGAGCCCGCGGCGGCAAGCGTTGCGGTCGCGGTGATCGCCGCGTCGCCCGTACCGCTGGTGACCACCACTCCCGACGCTGACAGCGACGCCGACACGGCGAGGGTGGCCGATCCGGACACGCCTCGAACACCGTCTGCCGCGAGACCGGCGGTGGCCGACAGGCTCGCAGCTCCCGCTGCAGCGCGCACACCGTCGGCGGTCAGGCCTGCGGTGACGCCGAGGCTGGCACCCCCGGATGTGCCTCGGACACCGTCGGCAGTCAGGCCTGCTGTGGCAGTCAGTCCCGCGTTGCCGGTAGTGGCTCGCTGGCCGCTCGCAGTCAGGCTGGCCGTGGCCGCCAGTGCAGAATCGCCCGTCGTAGCCCGCTGGCCTGAGGCCGTCAGGCCTGCTGTCACGGTAAGCGCTGAAGAGCCGCCCGTGGCCCGCACGCCGCTCGCGGACAAAGAGGCCGTACCCGAGAGCGCGGCGTCACCCGTGACACCGCTGGTCACGTCCGCTGCGGTGAAATCATCGAACCTGAGCGAGTTGGTGGATTCAGCTCGGAGTCCGACGCTGGTGCCTGTGGTGACGGCAGTGTCTGTGACCGAGACGCGAGCGACGCCGTTGACGTAGCCCTTGATTGCCGAGCCGACGACTTCGAGTTTCGCCACGTCGCCCGCGACTGCTGCGCCTGCGAAGCTGCCGATGGAGGAGAACGAACCGCCCACGACCGAGAAGAGGTTCCAGGACGAACCGTCGTTGCGCCAGAGGTAGCCCTGCGAAATGGTGCTGTTGCCTCTGGCCCAGATGCCGTGGCTGACGGCTGCGGTGGCAGTGATCGTGACCTGGACGCTGTGATCGTTCGAAGCCATCGCGCCAGCCGCGCGCAGGATGACCGTCCCGCCCGCGTTGCCGGAGCTGAGCCGGCTGGAGATGATCGACCAGTCTCCGGACACCTCGACCCAACCGGCGCCGAGGCTCGAACTGTCCGACCTGTTGAAGTCGTCGGTGAAGCTGGTCACGTCGACGCCTCCGATCGGCCGCTACACCACCCAGAGGTCAGGCGGCTTGTGCCCCGAGGCTGAGGCCGAGCGTGGAAAGCGTGAAGGAATCGGCAGATGCCCACGCCTTACTGGCCGTCAGGGCTACCGAGCCAAGGAACGTCCCAGCCGACGACGCCGTCCACACCGAGATGTGCGTCAGCGTCTCCGACGTGCCTCCGTTCGTCCACGCCGACGGCGGAGTACCCAGCGACAGCGCCGAGCCCGACGACGAACTGGAGAAGATAAAGGAGTTCCGCGTGGTGGAACCGACGGACACGTTGGAGGTGCCGGCCGCGCCCGGGTCCCCGACGTGAAGCTGCACGAAGGTGCCAGCGACGGCCGAGTAGGCGGCGCCGCCGTTGCCAGTGGTCCGCTGCGTATTGAGCCACCCGGAGACGAGGCTGGGGGCGAGTCCTGCAGTCACTGCTCGACCTCCTCAGGCGTGGGTCCGGGCTCGATGACCTCGGCGTCAGGCTCGGCCGGGGTGACCTCGCCGGACGCCTCCAGCGTGAGGATGAAGACCTGGGTATCCATCAGCCGCTGGCCTTCTCGTCCGAGGCTGCCTTCGGGCGTCCGACGCGGCGCGGCTTCGGCTCCGCCGTGTTCTCCGGCGCCTTTTCGGCGTCGGCCTTCTCCGGTGCCTTGTCGCCCTTGGGGTCGTCGCCCGTGTCCGAGACGTCGTGCCCGTACTGCGTCTTCAGGACCCTGGCGACTTCCGCAGCATCCTCGGCGCGACCAGCTCCCGCGTAGGAGGCGTGCTCTTCGATCAGGGCATTCTTGTAGCGGTCGTCGATGCTCGTCATAGCTCCCTCACCTGCTCAATCTCGGGCAGCTTCGAGTAGTAGTCGTCTTTGAGTCGCCTACGCAGCGGCGACCGCTGCCGGGTGCGATGCTCCATCCGCACGTCCCAGAGGGCCTCTGCAGGCTCGGCGCGGTGCTTGATGTCGTTGCCGCACAGCACGCGCGTTCCGCTGTCGCTTGGCGCGGTCACCACGTAATGGGCCTGCTGGATTCCGATGCCGGGGAGGGCCCGGAACAGCGCCCGCAACGGGAACTGTGAGTCGATGTCGTCGCGCTCCCACATCGTCACCTCGGCGACGTCCAGCGTCGTCGCGGCCAGGAGCGTGCGGGTATCGCTGGGGACCTGGGTGAGCACCTCGTCGGCGTCGATCCGCAGGAACCAATCCCCGGGCTCCGCCATCGTCGACCCAAGCCGGAACATGAAGTCGCGCTTCTCGACCTCGTTGCCCCACCACGGCTGGCGCGGCGTGTGGATGGTGCAGCCGATCCCGGCGCCGGCCGCCGTGTGCGCGATCGTCTCCGCCTGCTCCGTGCCCGAGGCCGGCTTGCGAGTGGCTCCCGGGAACAGGGCGTAGGGACCGTCGACGGCGATCAGGTGGTCGCACAGCCTTGCCGCGGAGGCAATGCACTCGGCGAGCCACGAGGCAGGCTCCTCGTACCAGGACAGCAAGCCGATGATCCTCATCCGTGCACCCCCAGCCAGCCGCCTCGCGGGTTCTTCAGGGGCATGCCGGGCTGACCTGTTGCCCTACATGCCTCACCAAGTGCGTGGTGCACCGTCCACTCCTCGTGGCCGTTGCCGCAGTCGTGCACCACGCACACCGAGCCCGGCTTGCCGACCTCGCCCCACAACTTGATCTCTCCGAAGCGGAACTCGATGTCGCTGTCCAGGATGACCAAGTCCGCCGCGGCCATCTGCTCCGCCGAGGGCGTCACAAGGTCCGGATGCGCCGGATCCTGCCGCCATGCGGGATCCGACTCGAAACCCAGGAACTCGCAGGACTCCAAATCGAGATGACCCGTGATGCGGCCGATCCCGACGCCCGTCTCCAGGACCAGCGCCGGCCTGAGCATCCGCTGGAGCATGCCGACGAACCGACAGAAGTCCTGCTCCGGAGACCACTCGTCCCACGACAGCCAGCCGAGCTCGGCGTGCGGCGTGAACTGCTTCTCGTCTTGCATGACACCCCCGCCGGGGCCGGACCGTAGTCCGGCCCCTTCCGTGATCAGAACGTCGGGCTGACCAGGCCGGTGCCGCCGATCTCCACGACCGACGCCGGGTAGCGGGCCGCGGTGAACGCGAGGTAGCCGTACACCTGCAGGCGAACCGTGAGGTTGCCGGAGCCGACATCGGGCAGCACGCGGGAGCGGATGCCCGACTCGTACAGCAGGATGTCCGACGCCCTCAGGACGTGGATCACGTCCTCGTTCGTGCCCGCACCCAGGTTGGTCGGCATCGACGGGTCGGTGACGACCGGCAGGCCGTGCATCTGACCGACGACCTGCTGCGAACCGACAGTTCCGAGCGTGGCGACCGCGTTCTGCGGGTTCCCCACGTCCGGGACGACCAGGGGGCGGCCGTTGCTGTCCGAGGCGGCGAGCAGGTACGCCCACCGGCGCGGGTGCATCACGATGACCGTGGGCGCCATGAAGCGGAGGGTGTGGACCCGCTGCACCGCGTCGGCGATCTTCGAGTAGAGCTTCGCGATCGTCGGCGTGGCGTCCGTGTACGTCACCGTAGTGATGCCCGAAGTGGCACGGACACCCGTCACCTGGCCCGCCGATCCGGAGCCAGAGATGACCTGCAGGTCCGTCTTCGTCGCGTAGTCGGCGACCAGGTCCCGGAAGATGACCTCGTCGAAGCTGACCGGCGACTGGTCGAGGAGCTGGATCGCCACGTCCTGCTGGCCGGCGACGGTGCGGACCGGGGCGTTGATGAACGTGTCCGTCAGGTCCGTCTCCTGGACCGCCGCGTTGTCCGCCGTCTGAATGGCGGTAGCGGTGCCGGTGGCGACCTTCGGGATGTTGATGCTGTCGGTGCCGCCGGGCAGCGGCTGGTTGTTGACGACGTTCGCGTAGGCGCGTCCCGCGCGGGCCAGTTCGACGTACTGGCTCATCAGCCACAGCGGCGGAATGGCGTAGCCGCCGTTGCCGTCCGTGCGGTTGAGGTCGCGGTACTCCTGACCCGTCGACACGTCCTGCGCGTGGCGCTGGAGCCGCTCGCGGGCGCCGCCGTCCGCGTCCATGTTGAGCTGGACGCGGGCCAGATCCTGCAGGTACGAGCGGCCGTTGCCGCGCTCGTAGGTGCGGGCCTCGGTGACGGATTCGGCGCGGGCCGCGGCCCGCTTCACCGCGAGGGCGCCGGCGGTGACCTGACGGCTGCGCTCGCCCTCCTCCGACAGCTCACCGATTCGCTCGTCGTAGCTGCGGAGCTCCTCGTCCTTCGACTTGACCTGAGCGGTCAGCTCGCGGAACTCGGCGTCCTCCTCGGGCAGGAGGTCGTCGCGGGCCTCCTCCTCGGCGAGGTCGGTGATGGCCTTGCGCTTCGAGATCAGAGTCTCGCGGTCCTTTGCGGCCTGCTCGCGTCGAGCAATGAGCCGCTGAAGTCGCTCATTCATGAGCGAGCCTGCCTTTCATGGCATGGGTCAGGGATTGCGGCCAGTGCCAGGCCGTGAAGCAGCCGCCCATGCCAGTGCCAGGCATGCGACAGCACCGCGCTCAGTGCCAGACCGCGGTAAGTGGGTGGGGAAGCCGGGGCTATTCGGCTTGGTCGAGGTGGCGGCGCAGATGCCGTTCCACGGCCGCCCGCTGGCCCTCGGGAATGTCCGAGTGGGGCAGCATCGACAGGTGGTAGCGCACCGCCGCCAGGTGGGCGGGAGCGCCGATGCGGCCCTCGTGGTGAGCGCCCCAGTAGCTGGACTTGTCGTCTGCGCTGCCGTCCGGGTCGACCCAGGCGTGCATGTAGCGCAGCACCACCTGATCGTCGGGAGCCGCGGACAGGGCCGCGCGCCGGTCCATGGGGACATCGGTCACGGGAGTCGAGTGCGAGGGGATTCCGGCGGCGAGCGAAACGCTGCGGGGCTCGGCGCCCTGCACTGCGAGGGCCTCGGCGAGCGACATGCTGGTGCGCTTGGCCGGGGGCATCAGGCCGCGCTGAAGTGCGGCGAGGCTTTCGCGGGCCGCGGTCAGCCGCTCCACCGCCCGTGTGTCGCCGGAGCGGAGCTCGGCCATGGCCTGGTCGGGGTCGATGCTCGTGAGCAGATCCAGTGCCGCGCTCATGCTGTTCAGCTGAGCCGAAGTTGCCGGGTTGGCGCCGAAATTGACGACGCTGACGTCGCCCTTGTGGAGGGAGACCTCGGTCAGGGTGCGTTCGGTGTCGTCGTCCGACCACGTGTCGGCCTTCACGCGGAACGCGAACGACATCTCGTCCATGTCGCCGCGTTCCATCTTGGTCTCCAGGCGCTGCACGTCCGGGTCCCGGCGGTCCAGGTCCGCCTCGACGAGGAGGCCCTTTGAGTCGGTGGACAGGCGCAGCGTTCCGCTCTTCGTCCTGGCGAGGGGCATGCCCTCGTGGTTGATGAGCAGGTGCAGGTCGGGCTTCGCGCCGAGCGTCGCGTCGAACGCCCGCCTGTCGACGCGCTCGGTCCAGCCGTAGGGCGGTCCGCCGAGCACCTCGTAGCCGTTGTCGAAGACGCTCGCGTAGCCCGTGAGGGCCAGGCCGTCGCCCTTGCTGCGGATCTCGAAGCCGTCCGCTGCGATCGAACGCCGCTCCGGCGAATCACGCAGCTGGTGCCGGTCAACCATCGGTGCCGTCCTTTCGGATGAGGCGCAACGGCCCCGGGTCATCACTGCGGATAGCAGGAGGCGAGATCGGGGCGCCGGCAGCGATCGGCAGCGGCGTGTAGTCGGATCCGGCGCCGTTCGGGAGCGGCGGCTCGTCCTCCAGGGCGCGCAGCCCATCGATGTTGTCCCAGCCGATGAGGCGCTTCTTCTCGTGGACTTCGAACCGGGTCGCCAGGTCAGCGCGGATGAGAACGTCGGGGTCGAACTTCACGTACTGGCCGCGAGGGAGCAGAGTCGACAGGTGCGACTCCAGAAGGGCCAGCCACGGCAACAGGCTGAACTGCACGAGTTCGATCTGCCGCTGCTCGGGCGAGCTGTAGGACATTGACCCGCCGGTCTCGCCGCCGATCATCTCCGGCGGAATCCCGTAGATCGCCGCGATCTGCGATGCCGTCAGGCGCATCGTCTGGACGAACTGGGCCTCGTTCGGCGACACGGTGGTCGGCTCGTAGTCCCAGTCCTTGCCGTACACAATCGGCTCGTGCGACCGAATCGCCTGCACCAAACGCCGCTTGATGATGTTGGCGTCCTTCTGGTCCAACGTCTGCGTGTTGTTCTTGAAACGGCCCGGCGGCACCCCGCCGCTGCGGAACCAGTCGTCAGAGAACTGCTGCGCCGCCAGCCCTGTCGACACCGTCACCGCATAGGCGCCGATCGGGCTGAGGCCCCACACCCGGCCCGGAAGCTGGAACCAGGGGATGTGCACAACGTCCTCGTTCGGCAGCCGTTCCCCCAGGTACGAGAACTTGGGGTTCGTGAACGAGCCCGGCTCCCCCATCGACGCCATCCGGTCCTCGCACAGCACGAACGCCGGATCCAGCCACTCGATCTCGGTCGGGTACTCCAGATAGTCCCGAGACGTCACCACCCCGACCGCGTTACCGCGGTACGCGAGCGACGTCACCGCCCGGAACACCCAGTCGTGCAAAGTCCCTTGAGCGCAGGGCTGCGTGAACAGGCTCGGCAGCGACAACGACTGCTTCGTATCGCCCGCCTGTCGGTACACGCACAGGGGCATCCCGGAGATCGTCGCCGCCAGCAGCCGGCCGGCCGCCAGTACCGGCCCCAGACGCAGCGCGCCGTCCTCGTTCAGCGCCGCCGGTGAAGCCAGCGGATCCGACGGCCACGCCACGGACGACGAATCGAGCGCCCGCCTCTCGCTGTCACGCTTCCGCATCCCGCGAAAGGGATTGCGCATGACGCACTCCCTCCGTCAGAACACCGATTGCAGAACGTCGTACTGGTTGCCCTGGAGAAGGTGGGACCGGGTCACGTAGGACCAGCGGGCCAGCGTCATCGCCACGAGCGGGCTGATGTCGCCGTCCACGCCCTTCACCGTCCAGGCGATCGTCTCGCCCGTCTGTTTCGTCTTCGCCGAGGCGACTGCCACGTCGAGGTGCCGGTTCGGCAGCACCCGGAACGACTCCTCACGGACCGCCTCCAGCAGCTGCCCGGCAGCCGCCGCCATGTCGACCGCGTTCGTCACCGCCAGATCACCCGGCTCCGGTGCATCCGGATCCTCCGGCCGATGGAAGTCGGCGGCATCCAGGGCCGTCTCCAGGAACGCGAACGTGCCGCGCCCCATGGCAATCGAGATCGGGCCCAAAGCCTCCCGCAGCTCCACCAGCCGCGGGATCAGCCACTTCGTACCCGGCCGGTAGTCCGCCAGCTGCGTATGCCCTAGGCCGTCCGCACGCAGCCCGTACACCTGCACCGCCGCG